TTGTTTCATCTGAAGGTGAAGCACACATGATTGAAGGATGTCTATCTTTTCCACTTCTAGGACTTAGAATTACGAGACCGCAGGATATTGTGGTAGAATACCAAGATTTTCTAGGTGCAAAACATACCACAAGACTTAATGGTATATCTGCAAGGTGTTTTCTCCACGAGCTTGACCATATGGATGGAATAGTATATACTGACCGTGCAAAGCCTTTGGCGCTTAAATCTGGCCAAGATAAACGTCAGAAAACTATTAGAAATATTTCTAAAGCACAAGCTAATTATATGAACATGATGAAGAAAATTGAGAAACAAGATAATGGCAAAAAAACCAATTGAACCTTTAGACAAACAATGGGAGCGGTGGCAAGCAAAAAATCCACCAACCAAAAATATTAATGTTGATTTACTGAAGCAAACTTTGATTGATGATTTGACCCGTGCATCACAGATGGATGTAAAAGAATATACACTCTTTCAGAAATGGACTGAAGTTAAAGAACGATATCCAGGTAAAGCAACACACAATCTTTTTGGTGAACCTGATATTGATTGGGGTGATGATAAACAAGCTGCTATTATCAATAAAGTAAAAAATAATATTTGGGTACCAAAAAACGCAGACGACTATGAAAAATTAGAACCTCAAATGTATTTGGCCAATTCAAAACGAGTTGATGAGTGGAACGCAATTAGAACTTTTTCATCCACAATGAAAAACAATTCTAATATTGGCAGAAATTTATACTATATCGTTAGAGACCTTGTGACTGAAAAGTATCTTGGCGTTGTTTGTATTTCTTCTGATTTTCTGGACCTTACACCTAGAGATTCTGCAATTGGATGGCCTAGAGACATTAAGACACAACAAAAAATGATTAATCATACAGCAATTGGTTCTACTATTGTTCCATTGCAACCTCTTGGTTATAATTATATGGGTGGCAAGTTGTTAGCTATTCTTTGTTTGTCAGATACTGTACAGAAAGATTGGAAAGAAAAATATGGAGACACTCTTGTTGGTGTTACTACAACGTCACTATATGGAAAAACAAAAGCCAACGGGCTTTCTCAGTATGATGGTTTGGAACATTGGCAGAAAATGGGATTTTCTTCTGGATCAGTTGCGTTTGAGCCTTCACGTTCTACTCGTAATATGGTATATCAATGGGTTAAAGAAACCGATCCAAGAAAATATTTCGAATGGTGGGAAGCAAAACAAGGAAAAGGACTTCCATTAAAACGTGACCACAAAAACCGTTCATTGAATTATGCGTATTCAAAATTGAATATTCCAAAAAATATGATTCGAACGGAACACCAACGTGGAATTTATTTTTCTCCTCTTTATGATAATACAAATGAATTCCTAAGAAAAGAAATTGATGATAATGACTTGATTAAATCCTTCGACACAAGTGTAAAAACTTTGACGGATATTTGGAAAACAAAGTATGCAAAAGGCCGTATTAGGCAACTACAGAAACAAAACAAGGTTTCATATGAAAGTCTTTTCTATGATGACCTAATCTATTTGACTTGGGAAGAAACCAAGGCAAAGTATCTGCCACAAGTTGGCAGGTAAATCAAGTATACCACAAATATGCTTGACAAACATCATATATAAATGTATGATGGTGACACTCACGCAATGTGAGGTATTTTTTAATTATTGGAGTTATATTATGGAAAAAGTTTCCGCAAAACAAAAAATCTTGACCGCACTTAAACAAACTGAGGGTTACAACACCTTTACTGTTAAGGCTGCACAACGCCGTTTCGGTATCAAGAATGTTTCCGCACGGATCGAAGAGCTTCGCAAAGAAGGTCATGTTATTTACACTAACACACGTTACACAGAAAGTGGCGAAAAAATCAGTTTCTATCGTCTTGGTTCACCAACCAAATCAATGGTTAGAGCTGCAATGAGCGCAGGTTACTCACTAACTGCTTAATAAGCAAATCATAAACCACTTCTCTGCGGAAGTGGTTTTCCCTATTTTAATGGAGTTTACATGGAAATAAATATTAAAACTGAAGAGCTTCGCAAACTTAGCCTTTTTATAGCTACACCTATGTATGGTGGTATGAACCATGGTTTGTACATGAAGGCTTGTTTAGATTTACAAGGCCTCTGTATGCAATATGGAATTCAAGTAAAGTTCTCTTTCTTGTTCAATGAATCTTTGATTACAAGGGCAAGAAATTATTTGGTGGATGAATTTTTGAATCGGTCAGAATGCACACACATGCTGTTTATTGATTCTGATATTAATTTTAATCCCCAAGATGTTATCGCATTGTTAGCACTCGACAAAGATGTTATTGGTGGTCCTTATCCTAAGAAAGCCATCAAATGGAGAGCAGTCAAGAAAGCTCTTGAACGAAACCCAACACTTGAACCACAAGAACTGGAAAAAGTTGCAGGTGATTTCGTTTTCAATCCTGTTAAAGGAACTCAGCAATTCTCTGTACATGAACCTCTAGAAGTATTGGAAATTGGTACAGGTTTTATGATGATTAAACGTGAAGTATTTCCCAAATTCGCTGCACAGTATCCACAACTCAAATACAAACCTGACCATGTAGGCCAGGCAAACTTTGATGGTTCACGATACATTCATGCATATTTTGATACCGTAATCGACAAAGATTCTGAGCGTTATCTGTCGGAAGATTATATGTTCTGTCAGTGGTGGAGAAACATGGGCGGTTCAATTTGGTTGTGTCCTTGGATGCGTACACAACACATCGGCACTTATCATTTTCATGGAGATATGCCAGCTGTTGCTAATTATGTTGGAGAAATGTAATGCCTAAATTAGTTTACGAAATTGGTCGTAAATATGATGCTGAAAAATTAGAATACGGTTTACTGCCGCCTTTAGCATTAGAAGAAACTGTTAGAGTTTTAACATTTGGTGCTAAAAAATATGAGCGTGATAATTGGAAAAAAGTACCTGATTCAAAACGCAGGTACTTTGATGCACTAGAAAGACATGTGTGGGCATGGAAGAAGGGTGAAATTATGGACCCTGAATCTGGCATACATCACTTGGCACATGCAATGTGCTGCTTGATGTTTCTATATGAACATGATATAATGTATTCTAATGAAAATTTTGTAATGGAGAAAAAAGATGAAACTATCAAATGAAACCCTAAATGTATTGAAGAATTTCTCATCAATCAATCAGGGTATTGAATTTAAAAAAGGTAATAAACTTACCACAATTTCCGCAGGTAAATCTATACTTGCACAAGCAACTTTGAAAGATGATATTCCAGAAGATTTCTGTGTATATGATTTGAATCAATTTTTATCTGCATATTCTTTGTTTAAAGACACAGAATTAAAATTTGATTCCGCAAATGTTATTTTTGATGGAGGCCGCCGTAAGACTAAGTTTCGTAAAGCTGCAAAGGAAATGATTGTCACTCCTCCTAATAAAGAAATTAAATTAGATGAAGTTGATTGCTCGTTCACTCTAACCTCTGATGATTATGCTGATATCCTGAAAACAGCTTCTGTGTTATCTTCTCCAAATGTTACCTTGCAATCAGACGGAGAGTCGGTTGAATTGGTTGCTTTTGATGCAAAAGACGATTCACAACATAACAGTTCTATTAGTGTTGGTGCCGGCAACGGTAAATCATACAGGATTGTTTTTAAAGTTGAAAACTTAAAAATGGTTCCTGGTGAATACGAAGTGCAAATCTCTTTCAAAGGATTCGCACATTTTAAAAATACAAAAGAAGACATTCAATACTGGGTCGCTTTTGAAAAGAATGAAAGTGTGATGTAATGTTAATTCCATTTCTAGATGCTGAAACAGAAGGCACAATTTTTGTAAATCCAAAACAAATTTCTGTTGTATTTGAAGGTAAAAATCCTGAAGGTATCCAATTAACTATGATTAATCTTTTGAACGGTAATGTTGCAACAAGAGAACCTTTGTTGGACGTTGTTGGTAAACTACAAGCGGAGCTAAAATGACTACAGTAAATACACTATTTGGTACATTCGATGAGAAACAACTAAAGAGCCTGAGGGGTTATATTGAGGAGATTGTTACATGTATGAACAGAACAAGATCCAATAATGAATCTATTTCCGACATGATTGATTTGGCTCACGATGAACTTAATCTTCCAAAAAAGATTATTCGTAAAATTGCCGTATACGAATTCAAACAGTCACTATCAACCGACTTTGCCGAATTCAAAGAAGTTGAGGCTCTAATTGAAGGTATCAAGGAAGCTAAATGACACCTACCGGTCGTAGAAGTTTTGCAAAATCATTAGGCCTTTTAGGCCTTTTTGCGGTTGGTGTAGAAGGATATAACCAAGTGACGGAACGAATTGTCTACAAAGATGACAAGATTGCTTCTGATGAAATGTCCAAAAAACTTGACGATGGTTATCATCTTTCTTTTACCGCCAAATACGGTGAAGTTGATAATAATCTATACTCACGTTATTCTCTTTATACTGGTACAAAATATGTTCCTGGGACAGAAAAAGATGTTACTATACATTTGAAACCTGGACCAGATGGTAAACTTTACGTCAAGGAGGGTGACATTTGGCGTAAAGTGTGATACAATGAATTTTTTATATTATGGAGTCTTTGAATGACTGAACACATGTTATGGGTTGAGAAGTATCGCCCAAAAACTATTGGAGATTGTATTCTCCCGGAATCACTGAAAGCGACATTTCAGGAATTCGTGAATCGTAAAGAGATACCTAATCTCTTATTGTCTGGCACCGCCGGTGTCGGTAAAACTACTGTTGCTCGAGCGTTATGTTTGGAAGTTGGTTGTGATTATATCATAATTAACGGTTCTGATGAAAATGGCGTTGATACTATCCGCGTTAAGATTAAAAATTATGCTTCTTCTGTGTCACTTATGGGTGGCAGAAAAGTAATCATTATAGATGAATCGGACTATCTTACACCGAATGCACAAGCAATCCTTCGTGCATCCATTGAAGAATTTGCATCTAATTGTTCTTTCATCTTCACTTGTAACTTTAAGAATAGGATTATTGATCCAATTCATTCTCGTTGCACATGTATTGACTTCAAGTTGAATGGTTCTAAAGCCACTATGGCTTCTAGGTTCTTCAAACGGGTTGAGAGCATTCTTTTACTTGAACATGTAAAATATGATAAAGAAGTTGTTGCTGCACTAATCACAAAACATTTTCCAGATAATCGTCGGATTCTAAATGAATTACAGAGATTTTCTGTTTCTGGTGTTATCGATAAAGGTGTTTTAGGTTCAGTTGCTGATATTGAAATTACTGGTCTAATCAAATCACTCAAATCAAAAGATTTTGCAGGAGCACGAAAGTGGGTTACACAAAATATAGACAATGATGCAACAAAAATATATCGAAAACTTTATGATAGTCTGTATGAGCTGTTGCAACCAAATTCTGTTCCACAATTGGTTCTACATCTAGCTAAGTACCAGTACCAGGCTGCTTTCGTTGCAGACCATGAAATTAATATGATTGCCTGCCTGACTGAAATTATGGTTGACTGTGAGTTTAAATGATTTACACTAATGAAAATATGAAACTCTTTTGGACAACAAAAGACAATGTTTACAACCTTACAAAAGGACTTACTAGTGTTGTTTATGCTTTTTGCTGGGCAAATTCAGTTCCAACGGAACATGAATGGCCTTTTATGTTAAAAGAAACTTTCTATTTTGGTATGGCTGGTGGGTTAAGAGATAATTATATTGGAGATAGAAAAGAACCACATAGAGTACCTGTATTGACTACTGCACCGCATCAACGGATGAAAACTCATTTGTCTAAGTTTAATGATAAGTATGGTAATTTTGGCCAAGAAAAGAGAAAGTATGAATTGTATCATAATTTATTTTCGGAAGATTTTATCAGCAAAAAGACTTTATGCATTGCTCTCTTGGTACCAAAATCACATGTGGCATCTATTGGCATGAGAAATTTATTGTCTTTGGTGGAAAGTGAACAGATATATCAATATCAAAAAATGTTTGGCCAACTTCCAGCATTGAATCTCGCAGAAGCTGATAATCTAAGTGATTCTAGAAAAGATGAAAAATCCATTTCTCAAACCTTCGTACAGAATCTGAAGAAACAAGATTTAACTCAGTGGATGAATTGATATGCCAGATTTATTTAAAGAGATTATACCGTCTATTCTCCAAACAAAAAAGAATGTTTTTGAAGGTGAATATTATGAAGATTACAAACCTTTTCTTATTAACCGCTCTCTGTCCTATCACATGGACTGTGTACTGTATGCCAATGAAATGAACATCAATTCCAGTATTGATAAAGACATGCAATACCAGTATCTTCTAAATACTATTAGACCCATGAAACGGAAATTTCAACCGTGGCAAAAAACAGAGGTTTTGAAAGATTTGGAATGCGTGAAAATACATTTTGGTTATTCAAATGAAAAGGCCAAAGAAGCCCTCCGCATACTTAATGAAGACCAAATCGCTGAAATAAGAGCAAAAACAAATAAAGGCGGAATTAATAATGATAGGAATACAGGACTTAGTTGAAGTAACTTTAACACAACCAGACGATTTTCTAAAAGTAAGAGAGACATTGACCAGAATTGGTGTTGCTTCGAAGAAGGACAAAACTTTATTCCAGTCTTGCCATATCTTACATAAACAAGGCAAATACTATATTGTACACTTTAAAGAATTGTTTGCACTTGACGGGAAACCGACAGATTTATCTGAAAATGATTTATCCCGTAGGAACGCCATTGCACTCCTATTAGAAGATTGGGGTTTAGTCAAGATTGTTAATGAAGCACAAGTACAACAACCTGAACCAATTTTTATTTCGCAAATCAAAATATTGTCACACAAAGAGAAGAATGAATGGCAATTAACACCTAAGTATAACATAGGCACTAAAAAGAAAATATAATGTCATATTCAAGCAAGGTTATAGACCATTACGAAAATCCAAGAAATGTTGGAAAATTTGTAGTTGATGATTCCATAGGAACAGGAATGGTAGGCGCTCCTGCGTGTGGAGATGTGATGAAACTACAAATAAAAGTGGAAGATGGAATAATTACCGATGCTAAATTTAAAACATATGGATGCGGATCGGCGATTGCAAGCAGTAGTCTCGTCACTGAGATGGTTAAGGGACTCACTCTGGCACAAGCCGGAGAAATCAAAAATAATAGAATTGCGGCTGAGCTCGCCCTCCCTCCTGTCAAAATTCATTGCTCTATCCTTGCAGAAGATGCGGTCAGAGCAGCCATTAACGACTATCAAGGAAAACATGATAAACTTAACTGCCAGTGCTAAAGAACAAATAACAGAAATTCTTATGGATGAAGATGCTTCTTATGTGAGAGCTTTCATTTCAGGTGGTGGTTGTTCTGGTTTCAATTACGGTTTTACTTTAGAAAGCCAAAAAGAAGAAGATGATATTTTGGTTGAAGACAATTTTATAATTGATGCACTAAGCATGCAACATTTTCTTGGTGCCACAATAGATTATACAAGAGACAAATTAAAAGGTTCACAATTTGTTATAAAAAATCCAAATGCGAAAACAACTTGTGGTTGTGGAAGTAGTTTCAGCGTATAAATATAACACAGGCCCACCTTAGGGCTGTTTGATGCTACGGTAAAAGGCGTCCGGGCAATTGCACTGTCACCCGTTAGTTGGCCCTGTATTAAGTAAGCAGGATTATCGTTACGCCTTCGGGGTAACAAATTATTAACTCGCTTTTAAAGGAGCAAAAAATGCTATCATATGCAAATATGGCTATTGACGCCATTCAATCCGGTAAATCTTCTTGGGTCAACACATTCATTAAAAACGAAAGTGTCAGCAAACCTATGCAAGAATTCATTACAGCACAATCCGCATACACCAAACAAGTCTGTAAGACTCTTTGGGAATTATCTGGTTCAGTTGCTGGTGATGTTTTTAAATCTAAGAAGTAAGGAGAATATTATGACATATATTAAAGATGTATTTGGTAATGACCTTTTTGGTAAACTTCAACCTTTCACAATCGGCTTTGACGAAACAATGGATATGTTGCGTAAAACTGCCGAACAAACACAAAAGGCTGTTGGTTATCCGCCATATAACATCAAGCAAGTAAAAGAAAACAAGTACGTCATTGAAATGGCAGTTGCTGGTTTTGCTAAAACTGACCTTGAGATTACTATGGACGGAAACAAGCTTCTAGTCAAAGGTTCAACCAAAGATGAAGAAGGTGAACAATTCCTATACAAAGGTATTGCAAACCGTGGATTTGAACGTGCTTTTACTTTGAATGACAAAGTTGAAATCAAAGATGCAGAACTGGTAAACGGTATGCTTAAAATTTGGTTGGAAAACATCGTCAAGGCTCAAGATGCCATTAAGAAAATTGGCATCAAGGACAAATCAGAATGAAAACCATTTTCAAATTTATCCAAGAAAAAATCCAAGAACTAAACCATTTACAAAATTATGGAAATGCTCTAGAGCAATACATTCTTGCAAATAATCCAACAAGTATCCACGATGTGGAAAAGTTGGAAAGACAATTTGACAAGAGAAATTCCATAAAAAATTGGTAATCTAGGACGGGGGGCTTGACAAAGCCCCCTCTTTATGTTATACTGCGTTCATTATGAAAAATCTTGAACAAAAACCAATCAAATTGCGTAATAAATTGAACCCGACGGAGTTCTATTGGACATACTCGACCTGGGGTGTTGAACAGATTGACGGGGTAGATTTTTTACCTGTAACCAAATTCGAACCTTCGGATAAAAGAAATCATCAATTATATCGGATTCGTAAAGATTCCTTGGAGAAAGTGAAAAATGGCTGATAAGAAACTCTATATTGTCGAAACTATTTCTATGTTTCGTATGCGTTATGTCGTGGAAGCTAATGAATCTGAACATGCAGCAGATGAAGTTGTGTTTGGACTAGGTAATAGTGAATTGAAAGAATTCTCACAACACCATGTGGATGAGGTAATCACAAGCACCCGTGAAATCTCGCAAGAAGAATATGTGAAATTGTTTGATGTAGATAATGATTATTTGAAAGAATGGACTGTTGTACAAAAACTTGACTTTGTAAACAAAATTGATTACGATAAAAACGACCGCAACGAGATTGGTGATCCACTCTTTGAACCGTTTGGTTCAACATCGTAATAAATAAAACTCCTGGCGGTAGTTCAATGGACAGAACAGTAGCCTTCTAAGCTATCAATCCAGGTTCGATTCCTGGTCGCCGGACCAGATAAAGCGCCAATAGCTTAATGGTAAAGCGTTCGACTCATAATCGACTGAGTGTAGGTTCAATTCCTACTTGGCGCACCAACCTATCAAGGAGATAGCATGAAGAAGATGGTAACGGGACTTTTATTATGTGTGACTGTTGCCATTAGTCATGGCCAAGATGCTGGTTTGGATAATATCAAATTTATAGATGCAAAGAAACCAATTAAATGTGCAGAAACAAAAGCACTTTTAATGGGACTAGAAAAAATATACGGAGAGAAAATACTTCGGGTTGCACCAAACGATTTGGCAATAGATGGGAAACCTACACAGATAGCGTTTCTAGAAAATGTAAAAACAAAATCATGGACAGTAATAGAATATGATGCAAAATATGCATGTGTCCTAGGTTCAGGAGAATACCCGGAAGTATATTAATAAGATGAGACAAAAATTTATTGATGCGTACATGGATGTAGCAAGAAGGTTTGCACAACTATCGTCCGCAAAACGCCTACAGGTGGGTGCCATTGTTGTGAAAGATGACCGAATCATTTCTATTGGATATAATGGAATGCCATCTGGATGGACAAATGAATGTGAAACCGTATTCTATGATGAAAATGGTGATGAAAGATTAAAAACCAAAGATGAAGTTATCCATGCGGAAGCGAATGCGATTGCCAAATTGGCTAAGTCTTCAGAATCTGGAGATGGTGCCACAATGTTCCTAACGCACGCTCCATGTATTCATTGTGCTAAACAGATATACACAGCAGGTATCAAGAAAGTTTACTTTGGAGAACCTTACCGTGATGAATCTGGTGTTGCCTTTTTGATGAAATGTGGAGTTAGTGTTTGGTCAGATAATAATAAATAATATGAACAAATGGGGTGCCTATGTATTTGAAGATTGTTGGTTGTCCTGATGAGAACTTCAAACCTTATCTAAAAAAGGCCGCCCACTTCTTCGCTAAAAATTTGTTCTCACCGCAATTATCTCCACACATTTACGTTCTGGTTAAGTTTGATAAAACATTAGATAGTCATGGAAGTTGTGAAGTTGCTGATTATGAAACAAGTAGAAAACCTAGAGAGTTTCTAATCAACATGAAACCAGGAATTGGTGCACCAGCTTTGTTTAGAACACTGGCTCATGAAATGGTCCATGTGAAACAATTTGCATATCAACATACGAATGCTTCTTTGAGTGTTTGGCATAAGAAAGAAATTGATTCGGATAATTTAGATTACTGGTTTCATCCGTGGGAGATAGAAGCATATGGTTTGGAAACAAGCCTTGTAACAAAATTTTCAGTTGAAGAAAAGTTGTGGGAAATCTTTGAAGAATTTAAAAATCCAGAAGAACCTGCAAAATATGAAGAAATAAAGTGGAAAACTTTAGAAACCACTAAATAAGTTGTATATATAGAGTTATAGTTAAATCTTTTTTGGAGTTATAGTGTCTCAGTTTCTCAAGTCCTTATCGTCAGCCTGTGAGTATCGCACACCGTTTATTGGTAGCGATAATCAACCATGGGCGCATCTAGGGGGTTGTGGAGGACGATAATAGAGTAAGAAAACTAAATCAGAATTCACAAACCTCACCCTAAAAAAGTGGGGTTTTTTGTTGTTCCAATACAACAAATGTGTTGACAGAAGCATCGACTTCTGTTACACTAGGTTCTTCGGTTGAGAAATCAATCATGTTCTTTAAAAAGTAAGTGTAATTTGTTGGGGCATTGTGTAGTGATAGCACAGGAGACTTTGAATCTCTTAGTCTAGGTTTGATTCCTAGTGCCCCTGCCATATTGAAACATATTTTAAAATCCAGTAACTTTCTAGCACGTCCGGCCGGCAATCTAGAAAGCAACCCGTAGAGGGGTAAGAGTCGAAAGAGTGATGGATAATCGGCGGTGAGAATCCGCAGAAAGTGTGTTTCAATATGGTAATGTTATCTGCAGGTAGCATCCATACTGGGGAGTAATTGCCCTCAGGAACTCGTAGTCTTCTAGTGGTAAGAAGCCCCATTAAAGGGGTGAACACAGGTTCGATTCCTGTCTACAATGAGTTTGCTATATAAGAACACATTGCATGCCTGACCGAAAAAGTCGTGGTAAACTACAAGAGAAAGAGGTTCGAATCCTCGGGACTGGTAGTGTGTTCCTATATGGTAAAATTTAGGAAGATGATGCAGCTGGGATGGTCCGGCGACTAGCCTTGAAAACTAGGTTCTCAGAAATGGGATGGGGTTCGACTCCTCCGTCTTCCGCCAAAAATTGGAGAGTGGGCTGGATGGTAAGGCACCGGATTGCTAATCCGACGCTCCGAAAGGGGCGAGTGGGTTCGACTCCCACACTCTCCGCCAAATTTGTACAGATGGCCGAGCGGTCCAAGGCAACAGTCTGCAAAACTGTAAAACCGTGGGTTCAAATCCCACTCTGTACTCCAGTATGTTGTTTTTTTACAACAATGTACCGAAAAGTGTTGACAAAGTGTGTGGTTGTGTTATACTCCATGCATGAGTTGAGAAAGTCATCGAACTTCTCAACAAGGCTCATTAAAAAAATAAGTGTAATTTGTGCTCCCGTCGTCTACTGGCTAGGACGCTGCCCTTTCAAGGCGGAGAAGACGGATCGAAACCGTTCGGGAGTACCATAGATAAACGCATTACCTCATAAGCCTGTCGGTGAAAACTGCTGTTACGCTTTTTGAGACTGGTGTGTTTTTCTATGGTAGTGTTATTTGGGGGTATAACTTAACGGCTAAAGTAGTAGGCTTTTAACCTATTAATCAGAGTTCGATTCTCTGTGCCCCTACCAAGAATTTTGCCCTGGTGATGGAATTGGTATACATACTGGTCTTAGAAACCAGGTTCTGGGAGTTCAAGTCTCCCCTAGGGCACCAAATTTAGGCTCGTTCATATAATGGCTATTATCGCGGATTGTCTATCCGTAGATGGGAGTTCGATTCTCCCACGAGTCGCCAAGTTAGTATTCTTTCGTAGCTCAATGGTAGAGCAATCGGCTGATAACCGATAGACAAAAGTTCAATTCTTTTCGAAAGAACCAAGATATGGAGTAGACGCCTGAGAGGAAGGGCACCCGGCTGTAACCCGGAGGTCAGTAATGCTGTAGAGGTTCGAACCCTCTCTGCTCCACCAATCTCGTTACTACTTTCGTTAAAGTAGCGTTTGATTAGCGATAGAGATCCGGTGGCAGAAGACCGTTAGTGAGGAGAACCCTCTGAATCTGATAGGCAGTATTCCTCTGCACACAGACGTTAGAATAAAAGGAATGGACAGAGTAACTGCTCAATCAAGGGCTGGCGTAGAACCCAGTAGCTTGTACTTATTTGGGCTGTTAGTGCTAATGGTAACACATCTGGTTTGCAACCAGAAATTAAGAGTTCGATTCTCTTACGGTCCACCAAGTTTTTGCCCTATTAGTATAATGGTATTACACCTGTTTTGTAATCAGGTTACGGCAGTTCGATTCTGTCATGGGGCACCAAGTTTTATGCAGACGTTTTTTAACAATAGAGGGGTCCACCCTTTATCTACGCGGAAACCGTAGTGTCTGCTCCAGTTTTCTCGGTATGGTGAAATGGTATCACTCATGGTTTGGGACCATGGAGCGAAGGTTCGATTCCTTCTACCGAGACCAATTTTTAGGATGCGTTCAGCAAATTTTATACATTGAACTTTTAATTCAAACCGTAAAAAAGCATCCTGTTGTTTTATTCCCTTGTAGCTCAGCGGTAGAGTAGGTGACTGTTAATCATTTGGTCCGTGGTTCGATCCCACGCAGGGGAGCCAGTTTTAGAGTAGGTTCAGCAAACATAAAGCTAACTTTTGGATGTCTAGCGACAAAAACTACTCTGTTATTTTTAGGTCATATGACGTAGACGGATGCGTAGCGGTCTCATAAGCCGACGAGAGTGGCTCGGTACCACTTATGACCACCAATTTCGGTCCTTAGTAAAATGGATATTACACTAGGCTACGAACTTAGGAGTGGGAGTTCGATTCTCTCAGGACCGGCCAATTTTAGGAGCATTAAATATGAGTGATGGTGGTAAAGGTTCTTCACCAAGACCGTTCAGTGTCGCTGATGAAGAATATGCAAAAAGATGGGACATGATTTTTAGTCGTGACCTGGAAGAAGTGAAAGAAGTAAATATCTCGGTAGCTCAATTGGCAGAGCAGCGGCCTCCAAAGCCGAAGGTTGAGGGTTCAACTCCTTCTCGGGGTGCCAATTAAAAAAGGTGGTGTAATATGAAAGATTTTGATATTGAAAAAGTGAAGCAATTCATTGTGAATCAAGGACCAGATACTAAAATCTATCTTGGTGCCGATTCAGAAAGATTGCGTGTTGATGGCGTATGGTATGCAGATTACGCATTAGCTGTTGTTGTTCATATTGATGGCCGCCACGGTTGTAAAATCTTTGGTTTCGTAAACCGTGAATTAGATTACGACCACAAGAAAAGCAAACCTGCTATGCGACTGATGACAGAAGTTTATAAAGTTTCAGAATTGTTCCAAGCAATGTCTGATGTACTTGAAGACCGCCACGTTGAAGTTCATTTGGACTTGAACAAATCAGTTGAACACGGAAGTTCTTGTGTTGTGCAGCAAGCGATTGGTTATATCAAAGGTACATGTAATGTGACACCAATGGTTAAACCTGATGCACCTGCAGCAAGTTTCTGTGCAGATAGGTTGAAACGTATTTTGGCTGAACAAGAATTGGCCGAAGCGTAAGAAAATGCGGGTATGGTGCTAGTGGTAACACAAGACCTTGCCAAGGTTTAGTTGAGAGTTCGATTCTCTCTACCCGCTCCAAATTCTCCAAAGTTTACTTTGGGGTGACTATAGTGTAACGGTTTAGCACACCACTCTGTGAAAGTGGTAGAATGGGCTCGTCTCCCATTAGTCACCCCAAAGTAAATTTGCCTTGTTAACTCAGCGGTAGAGTAACTCTTTTACACGGAGAAGGTCGGCGGTTCAATCCCGTCACAAGGTACCAAATATCGCCTTTGTTGACGGCGTACAATGAGATAAATTGTCAACAACTTGCTCTTATAGTATAATGGCATTACACGTCCTTGGTAAGGATGAAACACAAGTTCAATTCTTGTTAAGAGCACCAAATTTTGCAACTTTAGCTGATGTGGTCATAGCGGTGGTCTGAAGAACCATTGAAAGAGGTTCGATTCCTCTAGGTTGCACCAACATGCCAGCGAGACTGGGTAGTCAGAGAGGCCTTATACACCTTTTAGCGCCAGATTAGCGTTCTTGAGTGAGTTCGAATCTCACCGCTGGTACCAAATTTATGCCCCCGTGGACAAATTGGCAAAGTCACTTCTCTCAAAAGGAAGAATTCTCTCGGTTCAACTCCGAGCGGGGGTACCATCTCTCTATAGTTCAATGGATAGAACACGTTCCTCCTAAGAATGAGATGCAGGTTCGATTCCTGCTGGAGAGACCAAAACGGTATATTTTTTAAAAGGGCTTGACAAATTACACTTATTTTGATAGAATACGTTCATTGTTAGATTTTTAGGATAGGTACAGCAACACCCTTATTTAAAGGATGGTTCGAGCAAGTATGAGGCAATAAAACCCTTATATCTTGAACCCATGTGAGTTTCGAATTCTCACTTGAAAGAAAAAGTAGAAAACTATCCTGTTATTTTTTAGGTTGAGTTCAGCAAACTTTAAATTTCAACGTCTATGAAAAAAAGTTCAACCTGTTGTTTTGAAAGGAAATTATTATGACAACATTTGTAGATGCCGTAGTTAATCAAGAAGCCCGTACCGTAAACGGTATGAAGGCTCGTAAATCAACTGCTAATGCAGTAGTTGACCTGTTTTACAACATTGGTGCATCACGCGGTAAAAACGTGATTCCAGCCTTCACCGCCGCATTCGTGGAAGATAAGGCATTGGCACTTCGTGTAGCCGCATGGGCGCGTGATGTCCGTGGTGGTGCCGGCGAACGTCAATTGTTCCGTGACATTCTTGTTCACCTAGAAAAGAATGATCCTGAAGCTGCTAAAGCTATGTTGGCTAAAGTTCCTGAACTTGGCCGTTGGGATGACTTGTTCGTCTTCCAAACACCTGCTTTGAAGAAAGTAGCATACACTATGTTGGGTGATGCGTTGCGTGAAAAAAATGGTCTTGCTGCAAAGTGGACTCCTCGCCAAGGAAAGATTGCGGCTGAAATTCGTGCGTTCTTCGGAATGTCACCTAAATTCTACCGTAAATCCCTGGTCGAAATGACCAAGGTTGTTGAACAGGACATGTGTGCCAAAAACTGGGACGAAATTAATTTCTCTCATGTTCCTTCTGTAGCGGCTAGCCGTTACAAGAAAGCGTTCAACCGCAACACCGAAACATACAAAGCATATGTTGAAGCTTTGGTTAAAGGAGACAATCCTGAAGTCAAAGTAAATGCAGGCGCTGTGTATCCTTATGACGTACTGAAAGGTCGTATTAACAGCTTTCGTTCTACGTTTGACAAGACCGAACTGGACTTGATTCAAAAACAATGGGAGGCTTTGCCTAACTATGTTGGTGATGCAAACATTCTGCCTTTGGTGGATGTTTCTGGTTCGATGTGTACACCAGCAGGTGGTCGTGGATCAAAATCTCAGTTGACTTGTTTGGAAGTATCTGTGTCACTAGGTCTGTACCTAGCTGATAAAAACACAGGTAAGTTCAAAGATACATTTTTGACTTTTTCTGAAAAACCAGAACTGTTGAATTTGAAAGGTAACATTAACCAAAAGATTAACCAAATGGTTCAATCTGAATGGGGAATGAACACAAATTTGGTGGCTGCATTCAAGAAAATCTTGGATGTTGCTGTTAAAGGTAATGTTCCACAAGAAGAAATGCCAGCGATGGTATTGATTCTGTCAGATATGCAATTTGACGTTTGTGTACAGTATGATGACGGAGCACTTCAAGGAATTGAACGCTCTTACAAAGTTGCTGGATACAATCTGCCAAAAGTTGTATTCTGGAACTTGAATGCTTCATATGGTAATGCACCTGTGAAGTTTGATGAGTCTGGAACTGCGTTAGTTTCTGGTTTCTCACCAGCAATCGTAAAACCATTGCTGTCTGGTTCAACCGATGAATTTACGCCAGAATCTATAATGCTTAAAACCATTATGGATGACCGTTACAAAGTATTGTAATGGCAGTGGGGATTCGAAAGAGTCCTCATTTTGAAGTATATGTTTGTGTATTTCAAAATGATTGCGGGTATGGTGGAATGGTAGACACAGGAGACTTAAAATCTCCCGCCTTGCGCGTCCCGGTTCGAGTCCGGGTACCCGTACCAAAAGAGCATATATAATAACGCGGAGTAGGGGAGTTCGGCCGTCCCCGCTAGTCTCATAAGCTAGAGAACGGTGGTTCAAATCCATCCTCCGCAACCAAACATGGATAGTATGAAAGATGACTATCAACAACTCGTTTAGAGTCAATTGGGTGAGAAGCCCATTTTAGCGGGATTAGTTTAATGGTAAAACAGCAGATTTCCAATCTTCGGTCGTCAGTTCGATTCTGACATCCCGCTCCATTATAAATGTTTCACTGTAATCAGTTGAAACAATATAGTACACAATGGTATAATAATACAAAGAGAACCCATCATCCATAATGTGGCCATCATAGCTCTTGCTTTGGCTTCACGGTCTCTCTGCTTTTGTTCTTCTATGCGCTTATCTTCAGCTTGTCTTTCTTCTATCATGCGTCTGCGTTCAGCCTGCATTTCATAATAAACATCAGCATTACCAGACCAAAACAGAATATCTTTAAGTTCCTTTTCATGTTGGCGTAATGCTCTTGAATGCATAGCCACCTGTAAAGCCTGAGAACTAATTTGAGCATCACTCATCCTGATGCTTTGGACTTTTAATTTAACACTGGCAGTATGTACCTCGTCGGCAGCATTATAAAATTTGCTAAATTCATTTATTAGGCCGTTTATATCTTTCCCCAATGCAACTGCTTTTTTTATTCCAGTCACTGTTGCTTGTGCTATCGCAAAGGCGGTAAACGGATCAATCATTTCTTTGCATCCTTGGAACTAATCGATTGTGATGGTGCTTTTGGTGGAGGTGCAGGTGGTAGTTCCGGCGGCACAGGATATTCAACACATATTGTTTTTAACTGTTGTGGAAATTGTTGTACTTTTAAAACTTCCACAGCTTTTTGGCAAAGAGTTTCATTTTGGAAATTCCCAACGTATTGAATATTAGGTGTAATAATCCCAGCAGAAACGATTGCAATTGACCAAAATGTAGCCATAAGTATACCAATAAAATGTTGACAAAGCTGACAAATAATAGTATACTACTGAATCAAATCAGCCATTATTTATAAAGGACACACAATGGACATAATTGTTTTAAAACTAATCACAGGTGAAGATGTTCTTGGAGAAGTGCAATCATCCACAGAAACAGAATGGATTATAGAGAATCCAGTTGGTATTGCAGTTGTTCGCGGCCAAAATGGACAACCTAATGTTGGATTTGCACCATTCCCTATTCATGCACCACAAGTAAAAGGAAGTATCATTTCTTTACATAAAAAACATGTAGTATATCACTACACTCCGGCTGAAGATTTCATCACCAACTACAACCAAATCTTTGGTTCAGGTATCGTTCTTCCACCAACAAAACAACTAATCGTTTAATGAGATTTTATACAAATGTACAATGCTTCGGTAACAGTATTCTGTACCGAGGCGTTATTGATGGCAAAAGAGTTAAACAAAGAGTTGACTATTCACCATCACTCTATATTAGAAGTAAATCTGGCAAGTATAAAACACTTGATGGTAAAACTTTAGACCGCAAGCGTTTCGATGATATTAATGAAGCTCGTGAATATATCAGGGGTTTCAAAGATGTTGCCGGTGCGCCAAAAATCTATGGAAACAATCGTTATGAGTATGCCTTTATCGGTGAACAACATCCAGGCATGGTCGATTGGGAACAAGATAAGGTCGTTATTGGTGTGGTCGATATTGAAGTCGGTTCCGAAAATGGTTTCCCTGATCCTTACCTTGCGAATGAACCTATTACAGCAATCTGTTTGAAATATATCAATGGACTTACATTAGTGTTCGGTTGCGGTGACTATGTTGTGCAAGGCAATGAAGTATACGTTAAATGTAAAGATGAATGGACTTTGTGTAAAAGATTCTTAAAACATTGGACCAATAACTGTCCTGATGTTTTGACTGGCTGGAATACAAAGTTTTTCGATATTCCATATTTGATTAATCGTTTCCGCAAAATTGTTGGCGAAGAAGAAACTAAACTACTGTCGCCATGGAAATACATTGGTGAACGCAAGACTATTATCAATGGCCGTCCTATGACCGCATACGATATTATGGGTGTTTCTTCACTCGACTATATTGAACTATATAAATGGTATGCTCCTGATGGTAAATCACAGGAGTCTTATCGTTTGGACGCAATTGCTTCAGCTGAGATTGGTGAAACTAAACTATCTTATGACGAGTATGATAACCTGCATGAATTGTATCGATTGAACTATCAAAAGTTTATTGAGTACAACATCAAAGACGTTGAACTGATTATCAGGCTCGAAGAAAAGTTAAAATTGTTGGAATTGGGACTAACTCTTGCATATGATACAAAATGCAATTATGAGGACATCTTTGCACAGACTCGCATGTGGGATGCACTCACTTATAATAGGTTGATGCAAGACAACATTATTGTTCCACCAAAAGAATCACATGAAAAAGATGGAATGTTTGCCGGTGCATATGTTAAAGAAGTTCAAGTTGGTGCTCACGATTGGGTTGCATCATTTGACTTGAATTCTCTGTATCCACACTTGATGATGCAGTACAATATTTCACCAGAAACTTTGATTGAACCAGAAGATTACACAGACGATATGCGTCAGGTTCTTTCTCAAGGTGTTGATGTTGAAAAGATGTTGCATCGTAAAGTTAATTTATCTAAATTGTCTGGTGTAACTATCACACCAAATGGTCAATTCTTTCGTACAGACATTCAAGGTTTCTTGCCTAAGATGATGGATGAAATGTATCAAGACCGCAAGAAATTCAAGAAGATGATGTTGAACGCCAAACAGGATTATGAAAATGAAAAAGATGATTCCAAAAAATATGAAATCGAAAAACGAATTGCACGATTTAATAATCTACAATTGGCGAAAAAGGTTTCTCTTAATTCTGCTTATGGTGCTCTCGGTTCTCAGTATTTTAGGTTTTACGACCTACGAATGGCTTTGGGTGTTACTACCGCTGGTCAGTTATCGATTCGATGGATTGAAAACAAAATTAATCAATACATGAACAAGATTCTGTCAACGGAAGATAAAGATTATGTCATTGCATCCGACACAGATTCGATTTACTTGAAACTTGGTCCATTGGTCAATAAAGTCTATGGTGTTGATGGCGTAGTTTCTATGCCTAAGACCAAAGTTATTGATTTTATGGACAAAGTTTGTAAAGATAAGATTGAACCACACATCGATAAATCATTCAATGAATTGGCGGACTATGTACATGGATATGCACAGAAGATGCAGATGAAACGTGAAGCTCTTGCAGACAAAGGTATCTGGACTGCTAAGAAGCGTTACATTATGAATGTGTATGACAATGAAGGTGTTCGTTACAATGAACCTGACTTGAAAGTTATGGGTCTTGAAATGATTAAGTCTTCCACGCCTGCGGCCGTTCGGTCAAAGATGCGAGAGTCTATTCAAATTATGATTTCTGGCACAGAGTTGGACATGCATAAATTTATTGCAGACTTTAAAAAATACTTTACTGGACTGCCACCTGAAGACATTTCATTCCCTCGCGGTTTAAATGGCCTAAGTAAATACTCCGATAGTAATAGTTTGTACAAATCTGGTACACCAATTCATGTCAAGGGTGCAATTCTTTACAATCATTATCTCAGAGAAATGAAGTTGACAAAGAAGTATCCTTTGATTCAAGAAGGTGAGAAGATTAAGTTTTCATATTTGATTATGCCAAATCCATTCAAAGATACGGTTATCTCCTATCCAACAAGATTGCCAAAAGAATTTGACATTTCAAAATATATTGATTACAATACACAATTCGAAAAGACATTTTTGGAACCAATTAAGATTATCTTGGATTGCATGGGATGGTCAACAGAGAAACAAACGACACTAGATGACTTTTTTAATTAAGGAACAATATGAGTATATTAGATAAAATCAAAAAGAATAGCAGCATCAAAGATTCTGCAATTCTATCAAAATCAAAATTCTTTCTAAACAAAGATATGATTTCAACTGCGGTGCCAATTATCAATGTTGCACTATCAGGAAAACTCGACGGAGGTTTAACTCCCGGTCTTACAATGTGGGCAGGTCCATCAAAACATTTTAAGACAGCATTTAGTTTATTGATGGCAAAATCTTATATGGACAAATATGAAGATGCAGCTTTACTATTCTATGATTCGGAGTTTGGTACTCCGCAGTCTTATTTTGATTCTTTTGGTATTGACACAGACCGGGTGCTCCATACTCCTCTTACGGATATTGAGCAACTCAAATTCGACATAATGAAACAACTGACTGATTTGGAACGTGGTGAACACCTCATCATCGTTATCGATTCGATTGGTAATCTTGCTTCCAAGAAAGAAGTTGAAGATGCATTGGATGGAAAATCTGTGGCCGATATGAGTCGTGCTAAACAAGTTAAATCTTTGTTTCGTATGGTAACTCCACATCTGTCGTTGAAAGATATTCCAATGGTCGTAGTCAATCACACTTACAAAGAAATTGGAATGTTTCCTAAAGATATTGTAGGTGGCGGTACAGGTTCTTATTATTCTGCCGATAATATTTTCATTCTTGGTCGCCAACAAGAAAAAGAAGGCACTGAGATTGTCGGTTACAATTTTATTATCAATGTAGAAAAATCACGTTATGTTAAAGAAAAATCTAAAATACCTGTTTCTGTATCTTTTGATGGTGGCATCAGTAAGTGGTCTGGCTTACTTGACATTGCCCTTGAATCAAAACATGTTGTAAAACCTACTAATGGTTGGTACGCTAAAGTTAATGTTGAAACTGGTGAGATTGAAGATAAAAAATACCGGATCAAAGATACTGATACGAAAGATTTTTGGACTTCTATTTTAGAAGATCCAACATTTATGAAATTTGTTGAGGAGAAGTATAGTGTTACTTCAGGTGACATTATGCAAGAATCAGAATGATAGAAGGAATAGACTACTGTTTCATTTATCCTAAGGATGATAAAGAAACGGCACACATCAAAATTCTAAGTGGTGACTACAAGGATACCCTATTCAAATATGGTAAGGTATCTTTCAAGGAGTATACCGACGGGCCCCATTTACTTTTTGCTTATTATGTGTTAGAATGTCCTGTGATGAAGCCGAAACTCTTGGAGAAAGACTCGGCTTTCAAACAATATGCAGGCGATTTGTTGGTTGAACTAATGTCTGCCAATATAGATGAGGAAATAATTGATGAAACTAGAGACAACGATTCTGAAACACCTGATTTACTCGGACGATTACCTTAGGAAGGTTCTTCCGTTTTTAAAAGAAGAATACTTTTCAGACAGAACAGAAAAAGCAATTTACAATGAAATTACATCGTTCACAAACAGTTACAATACTACACCATCGATTGAAGCTCTTGGTTTGGCCATCAAAGACCTACGAAATATCACAGATGCTGAAGTGGAGAAGTGCGAAGAATATCTTAAAGAAATTGAGAAAACTAAGTCAGAACAATCGCAGATTCAATGGCTTGTTGACAAAACCGAAAAATTCTGCCAAGAAAAAGCCATATACAACGCAGTATTGGGGTCGATTTCTATACTCGATGGAAAGGACAAAACGCACGACAAGGGTCAGATTCCCAAGATACTATCGGACGCCTTGGGAGTAACCTTTGATACATCTGTTGGACACGATTATCTGGAGAACTCCGAAGAACGATATGAATTCTATCACCGAAAGGAAGAAAGAATTCCTTTTGACCTCGACTACTTCAACAAAATCACAAAAGGTGGACTCCCAGCAAAAACCCTTAATATTGCTTTGGCTGGTACTGGTGTCGGTAAGTCTTTGTTTATGTGTCATGTTGCCGCTGGTGCTATGTCACAAGGCCGCAACGTATTGTATATCACGATGGAGATGGCCGAAGAAAAGATAGCAGAACGTATTGATGCTAATTTATTGAATGTATCGTTGGATGATTTGACTGATTTATCTAAGGAAATGTATGATAAGAAAGTTGCAAAAGTTAAATCTAAAACAACTGGTAAACTAATCATCAAAGAGTATCCGACTGCATCAGCATCTGCAACACATTTTAGGACATTACTAAATGAACTTAATCTTAAAAAGTCTTTTGTACCTCATATCATCTTTGTCGATTATCTTAATATTTGTTGTTCTTCACGCATTAAGGCTGGTTCTAATATTAATTCCTATACCTATGTCAAATCGATTGCGGAAGAACTTAGAGGACTTGCTGTGGAATATAATGTTCCCATTGTGAGTGCAACACAAACAACTCGTAGTGGTTTCACATCATCTGATCCAGGTCTTGAAGACACCAGTGAATCTTTCGGTCTACCTGCAACTGCCGACTTGATGTTTGCACTGATTACTTCCGAAGAACTGGAAGAACTTGGTCAGATTATGGTCAAACAATTAAAGAACCGTTACAATGATCCTACATATTACAAGAGGTTTACCGTTGGTGTTGACAGAAGTAAAATGCGTCTGTATGACGTAGAGCAATCCGGTCAAGATGGACTGGCCGATGCAGGTCAAAATAAACCAATTAATACTTTTGGTGACCGTGAATTGAAAGCCAAGAAATCATTTGATGGATTTAAAATATGATGGAAACAAAAA